GTAGCTTCTTACCTGTTTTGCATTCCGCGGCTGGTATACCTATTGCCCAGCCGGGCATCTTTGATGGTTTACTCAGGCCTCCAACCAGGGCCCATGCTTCCTTAGTATTCATAATTTATTTCTCCTTTATAATCCTATTGATATCATACGAGCCCGGACCTGTCAAGCTTGCGGCTTGCGGCTTGTGGCTTGCGGCTTGCGGCTTGGTGCTTGTAGCTTGTTGCTTGAATAAATAAGCAGCATCTTTTTTTGTGATTAACCGGTCCTGAATAGACTGGAAAAACTTCTCACACTTGCGAAGATAAGCTTGCGGCAGCTCCTGATGCGGCCGCAAGAAATAGTGTGTTAAGTCGTTGTGTTTAATTCTCTTCATTTATCTTTCTCATCTTCTCTTGATCCTCTTTTACCAGCCTAAGAATTTCTTCCAAAGCGTTAGCTATTCTTACCATTGGATCTTGCATTAACTTTTCATTTTGTTTTGACATGTCTAGTATCAAACCATTCTTGTCATCAATTGTATCTATTTCTTCTAGTGTCATATATATCCTTTCTAAATTCATCCTACAGGATCCTGGACCTGTTGTCAAGCTTGAAGCTTGAAGCTTGTGGCTTGTGCCGGAACTGATCCCAGGTCCAATACACATCACTCGAGATTATTCCTGACTAGCATATTGGACCAGGGATCAGCAGAACGCATCCGGAAATTTTTAATCTTGAGATTCTATTAGTCTATTGACCACTCAAGTTTAGCAGATCCGCTGATCCCAGGTCTAGCACGATTTATGATACACGAGCCCACGCGTATATGCTGGCGGTGTATCCACCTACTAGACCAGGGATCAGGTCCAGGCCCGAAGGCCTGGATCTAGTTTTATCTTGCTTCAGCTTGCCATCTCTCTATGATTTCATCTACTGTTTCATGATCGTTTCCGACCGCGACCCAATAGTGAGCCATAGTATCTGGCGTGCTTTTTGGTTTAATCGCATACACTTTTTTAGTATAACTACGCAGGTGCATTTGATCAAAGCCGTCTTTAGTTCGGGCAATTTTTTCTGATCCAAAATGCTTCTCTACATAATTCTTGAGATCCTCTTCAGATTTGAAGATCACCTCTAGGATGTATGCTTTTTGCTTTTTTGTACTCATATGAACACTATATAGGATAATCCTATAATAGTCAAGTGCAATAGTGTCGCACCTAGTTGTTAATTAGAATCATTCTAAACTGCTGTATTACAACTAGGAGTTGTGCCAATTTAGGGCGATGATTATGGTACGCCCCAAATCTAAATATTTATCAGTGCATAACTTCCATAAATATTATTTATCCTATATAATCCCTTGACTTTATTTTGTCAATACATTAAAACAATTTTTATGAAAGGAAATATAAATATGGAAAAACAAAAAAGAATAACACTTAACGCAGATAAGCGAAAAGTGATTGCTGATGTATTTCAAGATCATTTTGAAAGTAATTCAAAATTTAAAAAATCTTGGACAGAGGCAAAAGAAACTTACAACAATTTGCGAGAACAAGCAAAAGTTAAAATCAATCAACTTGTAAGATTTCATCAACCACAAGAAGATGTAGATACAATTCGTTCTATGATTAATAAGTATGGTAATAGTGGTGGCGACCTTTACCATGATAATTGTTTTCATGTTCAAACTGATACACCTAGAATTGATACTGACTACAATGACAACAAAGTAGAAAAGTATGATGATGTTCATGTTGAGTTTAATGCAAATAAGGAATTTTTAATTTCTTATTATCGTGATGAAATGAAAGCAAAAGGCATTGACGCAGATTATGATGTAAGACTTGGCGACAACTACGACAAAAGAAATCCGACTTATTACAATTCCGAAAGTAATGTTAATAAGTATTTGGGTTATGGTAGTCGTAATGATGTAAGTGGACAATCATCTTATGCTAAAGATACTTGGGACAATGATTTTAAACTTTGGGTTATTGGAAGTAATTATTGTTCTAGTCGTATGTATCAAACTAATGAAAATGAATACTTATGGTTTAAACAATTCAATGTTGTAAAAGACAATGTAATTCTTGCACATAAAAATATGTTTAATCATGTAGATAAAAAAATGCAGAAACTAAAACTTGGTTTAAAATCTTACAGATACTTTGACCAAGCGAAAGAGTTAGCTGATAAACTCGGAGTAGTTTTAAATGAAAGTATATTGGACGCACATTCTAGTATGGCTTTATCAATTTATAGTCCGAGCAATTTAGCTGATCTTTTAACAGATGAGGTTGAACAAACTAGAGAGGAAAAAATTGCTATTGCAAAACAACTATTGCAAGAGCAACAAATTAATCTAAATTAGTAGTTGACACTATGGGATAATCATGTAGGATTATCCCATAACAGAAAGGTATAAATGACTAAAACATTCTACATAACTTATTGGGCTAGTAAGCACAAAAAACATATTACTAGACAAGGCAAACATGACGACAAAAGCAGATATGGTGTTGCGAAAAATGGAACACCTTATTATGTTTATTATGATCTAGACGCACATGGATATAGAACTGCGACTACAACATGGAAAGTGAGGCATTAATGTTGAGAGCAATTTATTTTGCATTGCACTTTGCAATGATCTTTTTGGGTGTAGTTCTAGCAATACACTTTGACTTTACTATTGGTGTATTAATTGCAACTACATTTACTATCAAATGGTTCTTTATGTTTCCATATGTTGAGGGCAGATCATGAGCAACTTTAATTGGTGCCATGGTCCGAATTGCCATAAAAGAAATACAACAAACAGAGTTAGAGGTGTTAAAGGCTCTAAGGTTTTAAGAACAATTAAGGTCGCATTAAATAGTTATAGATCTAATTCAGTATATAAATATTTTTGCGATCAGACTTGTATGCATGATTTTATTAATACACATATAGAACAATTTGTTCAGTTACACCCTAGGACCGAGGCTCTAGAAACACCTATTAATATATATAAAGCAACCATTGATAATCCATATTGGGGCAGACGCGTTGAAACAAAAATAGAGGTTGACGAAACTAGACAGACATGATAGGATTATCCTATTAACAAGAAAGGTATAATATGGAACAAACAAAAATAAATACAACAGCACAAGAGTTTAAGATAATCAATGACGTAAAGGATGAGCCTAAGTATAAAGAGGTATCAGCTTTCGTTGGTGGAATGGTTGAGTGTGTAACATTCCCTAATGGTGATTTGATGTTATTAAATGAAGAGGGTAAGTTAATAGGCTTACCATTAAATCCAGAGGCAACTACATTGTGGCGTTCAACATTTACAAAAGACAAGTACGCTACAGGATATAATGACTTCGTTGTAGGTCCAGTGATCTACATCAAGAAACAGGCGCTCAAACATTGGGCGTAACCTTTCTTCCCTGGCGCGCTAACGCGCGCCAGGGGTCCCGAACCAAACCCAAACATTGTAAATAAACAAGACCCCCTCCCCCCTTTTATGTAAAAAGGGGTCCCACTACTCTAGGTTGTATTGCTTGATTTACAGAGTTATAGCTGGTAAAAACATGTTGAACATCGTAAACGTGATGCAAAAAATTTTTTAAAAAATTTTAAATGAATTTGAATAATATAGATATAAGTAAACTACCCTCTGACGTCAGAAAAACATTTAAACAATTACAAGTTCTGCATGCAGAAAAAAAAATACAGAACAAAGCTAAAGATGACTTTATGTCCTTTGTCAAATGTGTATGGCCCGATTTTATAGAAGGTTCCCACCACAGACACATAGCAGATAAATTTAATAAACTTGCAACGGGTGAAATAAATCGTTTGATCGTAAACATGCCACCAAGGCATACGAAATCAGAGTTTGCTTCTTATCTGTTACCAGCATGGATGGTGGGCCGTGAGCCAAAGTTAAAGATCATTCAAGCAACGCACACAGGAGAACTCGCAATTAGATTTGGACGTAAGGCAAAGAATCTAATCGACTCAGAAGATTATGCAAAAATTTTTAAAACAACTTTACAAGAAGATAGCAAGGCCGCTGGTAGGTGGGAAACAGCACAAGGCGGAGAATACTTTGCAGCTGGAGTAGGCGGTGCCATCACCGGTCGGGGTGCTGACTTATTAATTATTGATGATCCACATTCCGAGCAAGATGCACTATCACCCACGGCCCTTGAATCAGCTTACGAGTGGTACACGTCAGGTCCACGTCAGCGTCTACAACCTGGTGGTAAAATTGTTTTGGTTATGACGAGATGGAGTAACAAAGATTTAACAGCAAAATTAATTAACAACCAGAAAGAAGCGAAAGCTGATCAATGGCACGTGGTCGAGTTTCCGGCGATCATGGACCACGGATCAGATCCTAAACCAGTATGGCCTGAGTATTGGAAACTCGATGAGTTAGAAAAGGTCCAAGCAACACTGCCCACGGGCAAATGGAATGCACAGTGGATGCAAAATCCAACAGCTGAAGAAGGAGCGATATTAAAACGTGAGTGGTGGAGAGTATGGCCTAATGATTGGATACCAACATTACATCATGTAATACAATCTTATGACACCGCATTTTTAAAAAAAGAAACAGCAGACTACTCAGCTATTACTACATGGGGTGTATTCTATCCATCAGAGGATGAACCAGCTAATTTAATGCTCCTTGATGCAATCAAAGGACGGTATGAGTTTCCAGAACTACGTCGTTTAGCATTAGATCAATATAAGTATTGGCAACCTGAATCTGTTATAATCGAGGCAAAAGCATCAGGTTTACCGCTCACATACGAGCTTAGACAGATGGATATACCCGTTGTCAACTTCACACCATCAAAAGGTAATGATAAACATTCACGTGTAAATGCTGTTGCACCTTTATTTGAATCTGGTATGATATGGGCTCCGGAGCAGAAATTTGCAGATGACGTTATGGAAGAATGCGCTGCATTTCCGTATGGAGATCATGATGACCTTGTGGACTCAACTACTCAAGCTATCATGCGATTCAGACAAGGTGGGTTAATACAACACCCTGAAGATTACGTTGATGAAAACGTCGAGAAAACTAAAAGGAATTATTATTAATGAAGTCAATCATTAGAAACTTTATCGCTAAAAGAGTTGCCGGTCGTTCTGACGATGGCATCATGATAACTTTAACTGATCCTAAAAAAGTAGATTTCCAAGCAGCAATGATGGAAGACCTATTGATGCGTAATGGTATTGATCCAAATGCAATTCAAACAGAAGAGCAATTAAAAATGATTTTAAATAGAATCTCTTCTATGGAAAATCAAACTACATCAGGAATTAGAAACGCAGAGTCAGCACAAGTATTTGATCTTGAAGGTAAAGAAATACCAAAAGGATCACAGATCATGGGTGGTCAAGCTATAGAAACAGAAGCAGAGATTGCCGCAAGATTACAAAAACAAAATAAAGACTCAGTTCAAAAAATATTAGAGCGAAAAAATAGAGAAGATGTTTATGGTCTTGATGATTACGACACAACAAACATGTCAGAGATCAAAAAAGAAATTATAAGAACAGAAACAAAACTAGGTAATCTAAATCCAAACAGTCCTGACTTTAGAGAAAGAGCAAAACCATTAGTTGATAGAATAGAAGCATTAAAAAATAAAATGCGAGAAGACAAAGCAAACGGTGGTCGTATTGGTTTCTTTATGGGCAGTCAACTTCCAAAAGGTCTTGCAACATTAAGAACTATGTTAAACTACATGGGTAAGAAAAGTGATAAAGTTAAAAACCCTTCTGACGTTTTAAAAATGGTAAATCCAAAATCTTTAAATGCAATGTTAAACGATCCTAGACTTCAAGGAAAAGTTAATATCAAAGAAGGTATCATGGCAAGTGATATGCTTAAAAATTTTCAAAGCAAGATGGGTGAAGACAGAGTTCAATTAGTAAAAGATATGTTGAGTTCAGCTAAAAATATAAAAAAAGCTGACACTAGTCAAATTAGACTTAAAAATGAAATGATAGAAGATATGATGAAAAAAGGTGTGGATAGAGAAATGGCTGAAAAAATGGCTACAACTATGTCAAGAATGGCAGAGGGTATGGCTGGTAAATTCAAAGACACACCAAAACTAACAGACGAAGGAATTCTAGAATTAGAAAACGTATTAAAGAACATGGAGACAGGTGGCAAAAAGAAAAGAGATCTAAACGCTGACGGTGGTCGTATCGGTCTAAAAAATGGCATGAATAGAAGAACGTTTTTAAAATTATTAGGTGGACTTGCATCGATACCTATCATTGGTAAAATTATTAAACCTTTAAAAACAGTTAAAGGTGTCAAGAACGTTCCAATCATCAAAACAGATAATGTTCCTGGCAAACCAGAATGGTTTGATGCGTTGGTTAACAAAGTTATTATCGAAGGTGATGATGTTACAAAACAACTATCAACTGTTGAAAGAGAAATTGTACACACTAAAAAAATAAACGATACTGATGAAGTAACAGTCTATCAAGATCTTAACACTGATTCTGTTAGAGTTGAATACAACAGCCCAAATAATATGTTAGAAGAACCTGTAGATCTTTCTTATAAAAGAACTCCACCTGATGAAGGAACACCTAAAGCATCAACTGAGTTTGAAGTTACGGAATCAGGTTTTGCTAGTAGACGTGACGGTCCTGATGATTTTTACATAGACGCAGAAGAAGTTGGTGGTTCAAGCATCAAAGATTTAGATTCAGATGTATCTAAACTAAAAGAATATGCAACAGGTAAAAAACAAACATTAAAAGAAATTGTACAATCTAAAAAAAGAAAAGATAAAGTTAAAAAATTAAATGAAGGTGACCTTGAAGCTCAAAGTGACTACATTGTTAATAGACAAGGTGATTATGTAGATTATGATGACTACGCATCAGGCGGTATCGCTAGAATGTTAGGTGAGTAATGGAATTAGATGAATTTATAGAACTTGTAAAAGAACAACAAGGCATAGACTTATCAGGTGTTCTTACAACAGCAGATAAAATAGGTAGACCAGAAAAAGCATTAGAAAGACAAGCTATCATTGATTTTGAAAACCGTAATCCAATGGCAGGCGGTGGTATGTTAGTGCAACCAAGTGCTGATGGATCTAGACCTGGGTATGCTAAAGATAAAACTAAAACTCTTAAAAAAATGGATATTGCAGGTAGGTCAGCTACAGGTGAAACTATTGATCTTAAAAAAGTACAAGAGTTAGTTACAAAAGCAAATCAAGGAAACAAATATATTACCGCTGAAGATATCGCTGCACAATATTACAAAAATAAAAAAATTGGTAAAGAATATATTAGAGAATATGAAGGTAAAAAAGCAAAAAAATTTCCTAGATTATGGGGTTCACCAGCTGTTAATGAGATTTTAAAAACTTTAAATCCTAAAGAATTAAAAGTTCAAAAAGTTTTAGAGGATATGTTGGCTGACGAAAATCCTTTTACAACAGGTAAATTAAAAAATACAAATAAAAAACTATCTGATCTTCAATTTTCTAAAATGGCTCCTTGGAAACAATACATAAGTAATGAGACTGGCCTCGCTTATAAAGGTATTGAAAGCAGTTTAAATAGTAAAAATTTTATGGATGGTTGGTATAAAAATAACAGAGCTACTTTAATTAGTTTTGGTCAAATAAAAAAAGATTTAGAGGGTTTGTCTTTTAGTCAACAATTAAACTATGCTACAGACGTTAGAGGAAATAAACCTGTTTATACAAGAATAGAAAAAACAAGAAGTTCTGTATTTGATGTAATGGACTATGCTTTAAGAAGTTGGAACAATACTAAAGGAAAAGGCCCTATTCAATTTTTTGATAAGAATGGAAAACCTATTAAATGGCAAACAAATAAAAAAATTCCATATTCACAAGTTTCTTTTAAATATGATGGTAATACTTATTCTGTGGGTGGATCGAATAATACTATTTCTTTACGTAAAAGTGGAAACACTTTTTTTCCAGAAGTATATGAACAAAATTCTTTTAAAAATAAATTATATGATACACTCGTTGATAATCCTTTTAAACCAGGAAAAGAAATACAATTTGGTAAATTAATGAACTTAATTCAAAACAAAGGATATGGTTGGAAAAAAGGAACAGGAGTTTTAGACATATTGCATGGACCAAATGGAGTTGCTTTAGAACCGTTTACTAATTTAAGTTTTGGAACTAGAGATTTAAATTTAACTTTATCTCAAATAGATAAAATACCAATCAAAGGATTAAAAAATAAATATATAAATATTTTAACAAAAGATTTTAAAGGTAAAAGTGGTGAAGAATTAATACAAGCAATTATTAATCAACAAACAAATTTAGCTTCAAAAATAACGGCAGGTGAAAAATTTATAATTCCAACAAGAACACAATTATTTTTAGACACCTTAGATCCTGATAAAAAAATAATAGGAGATGTTGGAAAGAATACAGAAAAATATATTAAACAAAAAATTTATGAACAAACAAGAGCATCTTCTAAATTAAAACCCAATGTTGTTTCTGAAATTAAAAACAAACCACTGTACAAAAAACTTATGAAGTTTTGTCCAAAGAGCAATGGAGGTGAAGCTGGAGTTTGTACAATAGACGAAGCTATGAAAGGCATGATATCAGAATCAAAACAACTTCAATCAGGAAACATGAATGATGCACAAGCTAAAAAGACAGCACAAAAAATAAGAGCGGTTACTAGAGTTGGTACAGGATCAACATTAATGGGTTTGTTAGGTCCTTATGGAGTTGCAGGTGAAGTTGTTATCGACGGAGCTTTCATGGCTAACAATATGTTAGATGGGGGAGACACATACAAAGAAGCATTATCTAAATCTTTAATTAAATATGCAATGCCAAAAGATGCAAGAGAGCGTTTAGAAAAAGAAACAGATTTAAATACAATGATATTAGGTTCAGATACAAAGGGTCTGGCTGCTAATTATGCAGATGCTCTTAAAAAAGATGAAGACTTAAAACAAAAATATGAAAACTATTTAAAAGTTAATCAGGACGACGTATCAAGTTTAGATGATCCTTATTCTTCTGGATCAGCTCCTATGTTTTCTTTAGCAGATAAAAACAAAGCAGAAAGAGAACTTATACAAGCGATGACAAGAGCAGAACCTACTTACGGTAAGAGTATATATGAAATTGCAAAATTTGGTTCTCCAGAGCAACAAGCTTTCGCAACTAAACAAGAAGTGTTTGATGCTGAAAAAATGCAAAGAAGAATGGACTATGATAGAAAGATTTTAGGACCAATTAAAGATTTATTTGATACAGGTTTTTATAGTCCTGCACAATTAAAACAATTAGAATTAAAAGCTGATAGAGATACAAAAGCAATAGGTGAATCACAATATGGTATGCCTCCTAGTCAATCAAGTGCTTTACAAAGATTTGGTGACGTAGCACAATTGGGTGTTGCTAATTTAGCAGGTGGTGGTATTGCAGGGTTATCTGGTGGTGATCCAGAAGGTGCAATGTTAGAATCCATGAACCCTGACTCACAAGGGTTGCAAGGTCTATTTAATCGTGTTAAGAAGGTATAGGAGTAATAAATGGCAGATATAGATAAAGGACTCCCTAACACTCGTACGAAAATTGAAATCCCTTCAGAAGAAGAGATGCAAGAAGTTAGTGTTCAGGAAGAAGAAGTAGAACAAAAAGGACCTGTTGAAGTAGTACCAGAAGAAGATGGTGGTGCA